TTTTTGTATTTTTGTATTTTTGTATTTTTGTATTTTTGTATTTTTGTATTTTTGTATTTTTGTATTTTTGTATTTTTGTATTTTTGTATTTTTGTATTTAAGCAATTGCTACTACTGGTTCAACTTTAACTACTTTTGGGAAATGAGGTCCCATATACTTTTGAAGATTGAAATATGTAAGATCTACAGTCTCTTCAATCTTTAATAGTTCGGTTAATTGCTTATCTGGGTTAATTTTACGTCCATTGCTTTTATCTTGGAGATTATTAGCGCGAATATATTTATTAATTTCACGAGTCACATCAGTGCGAGCCATTTCTGTTCCATATGGTTTATCTAAAAACTTGGCGAGTTCATCGCTAATTAGTGATGGTTTAACAAAACCACTTGGAGCACGATTGCCCTTGCGGCGTTTTTTGTTGCTTAGTTTTTCGGCAACTTTTAACTGCTTTACAGTAATTTTTTCTAGACTACGTAATTCGGTTTTAAGTGCGTTGAAACCAGTTATCATTGTTTGAAATTTAGTAATGAATTCGGTAAATCCGTTTGTAATAGAGAAATCACAAGCATCACTAGCAACAACTACATTCTCCATTTCAGAAACTACAACAGGAGCATCTGTTTGAATAGTTTCTGGAACTTTCGATTTCGTTGATTTTGTGGTTCTTGGTTTTGCTTCTTGTTGTTCGGTCTTGACTTCGGCAATGGGTTCGCTTACTTGTTTAGAAGATTTAGATTTCTTTGTTGGTTCAGGAGTAACTACAGGTTGGGCAACTTCTACCTGAGCAACTTCAACTGGGGTTGTTTGTTCGGTTTTTTTCTTGTTCGGTGGCATTTTTATAATCTATAATAAAAAAATTCTTTTAAGTTGTTTTATTAATAAATATATATTATAAAAAATATATTTTTTAAAATGCTAAAATGGGTTAAAACTAAACGAGTTTTTATAAATTATAAATTATAAATTATAAATTATAAATTATAAATTATAAATTATAAATTATAAATTTTTAATAAAAAAATATTTATTGATTAACTGCTTCATATAACCATGGTAAAGTATTTGCTGCATCACTAGAAACCATTGTTAAAGCACATAATACATAATAACTTCCAAGCAAGCATGAATTTTCATTCATTCCTGTATTTATCATTAAATCAATAACACTAATACTATGTTTTCTAATTTGTGAAAAACTATATTGGGGTAAGTTATGTAATTTTAGATGTTCGTCGTAAAATGGGTTCCCATGAGGAGGCACAATTTCTCTTTTAATTTCTTGACTTAAATTTGCTCTATAATGCCATATATCTGCTAATTCTCTTATAAATTGGATCAAGCCATATTTATCTAAATCTAAAAACCATTTAATATTTGTATAATTTCCTAAACTGTCTATTCTTTGAAATAATGTTAAAATTTTCATTTCTGTTTGTTTATTTATTGAGAGATTCGCTAAGTCATCATAATTTAAGTCAATATGTATATTTAATAAATAACTTAATCTAATATATTCTAATAATTGTTCTAATATATTATATGAAAAAAATACATTAGTAAAAGGATTTTGAACATTTAATGAAGCGGTCATACTATTATTACTTAATTCATTAGGTCTTCTAGTTTTATTATTTTTTGTAACTTTCAAAAACAAATTATAGAGAGATACTACATCAAAACCATATATGTGATCGTTATTATCTTTAAAACTGATAAATTTATTATATGGTATATTAATTAAATTGTCTAAGGTGCAAAAATCTACATCATTAGAACAACGTGCCTTATTATAAAATCCAGGCCCATGTAATTTAATATATTTTGTAATTAAATAACGACGCATGCATTTTTGAATACAAATTATATTACAAGTGCAATATAAATAATTATATAGATATTTTTTCAAATTTTCTTTATTCCCAGAAGTTTTTAATTTATGAAATTTTGCAATTAACTTTAATTGCAAAACGTTATAATTTATTGTTGCCAAATGATTATATTCTTTATAATTAGGTATAATGAAATCATCAGTATCTATTTTTATAACTGCTTTTTTGCTTTTAATTGGTAAATTAAAATAATATTCCATAACATTACTCTTATCGTGTTCATGATTGCATTTTTTTTTATTATTAACGTTCAAGTTTATAATATCAACGTTAATATTATTCATATATTATTATTAGTTTATTTTTATTTTTATATTTTTATTATATATTATAATCATAAATCATCATTTTTAAATTGGTTAGCATATAATTTTCCATATTTATTATATGATTAGTTCTGCTTTTTTGTGTCAAAAAATTACGCGTTTTTTGTTTTAATTTTTTGATTAGTTTACGTGTTTTAATATTCTTATATTTTTTATAATGTTTTCTATGTTCTACTTCAATATTAGTCATTATTTTAATAAATAATGGATCTTTTGCATACTCATATAAATTGACAAACAACTTATTCATAGTGATGTCATCTTGCTTCAATTTAATATTAATAGGTGAGTTGTTTTCAATATTGTCTAATTTTGAAATACTATTTAAATCGAACAATTGTGAATTTAACATATGCTCGTGATTTATTATCATTAATGTTTTTACTATGAAATAAGAAAAAATATGACTATTTTCTCTATACTTTGAATTAGAATTATTTATAAAAGTATTATATGTTAAATCATTATAATGAAGAATTTTACTTATTTGATATAAAGCATGAATCAATTCTGTTTTGTATAATCTCTCATAATTATAAATAAAATTTTGTAAACTTTTAGAATATTGATAACTATTAATACATAAATATAGTATTGATGTCCAAAATTCTGTTACTGCTTCATTAATACCTATATCAGTTGTATCTTTATTAGCAAACGCAAAAATACTTAAAAATTTATTATAATTTTGATTTTTATTAAAATCGAAATGAAGTGCTCTATCTATTCCATAGGCATGAACGGATTCATGAACAAATACTTTAAAAAAATCTTCTTTTCTATAAATGAATATTAAACCGCTATTTAAACAAGTATAGTTAAAACCACTATTTACATTATTAGCACCTAATATTTCTTTATTTTTATTATTAGTTATATTTAATTTTTTTAAAAAAGGTGTCAAAAAAAAAGTAATACTAACTCCATCTTTTGAGCATTCATTTATTTCATTATTCAAATTTTTAGATATTTTAATTAATATTTGCAAAAAAATTAACATATTTTTAACAATATTATCTAAATTATTTATATTGATCTTATCATAAATAATAAAATCAAAAACATATTTTTTATTATTAATAGAATTTTTGTATGTAATAATTTTACAATTACTTATATTATTGCTAATATAAGTTATTATATTAGCATCTATATATTTACTTTTACTTAAATTATCTTTTATTATTATGTTTATTTTTTCGCTTACATTACTATTCAAATTACGGGTACTTGCTATATTTAAAGTATTTATTATTTTATTATAATAATTAAATTGTAAATATATATATGTTAAAAAATTATGCATTATACTATTTTCTCTTATGCTAAAATAGTAGGATATATTTGTTTCTTTTTCTAATATTTTTAACATTGGGTTATAAAAAATAAACATTTTTTTAGAATATTTATTCATTGTTAATGTTTTTTTTTTTGAATTATTATTTTTTCTTTTATTAGCAATAAGTTTTAATGATCTTATTTTATTATAACTTTTACTCATATTATAAATATATAATATTATCTTGGCAATAATATATATTTAATTCTATTAATTTATAGTAATTGTAAACTTAGGAGCAATTTGAATATTAATTTGATACTTCTGTAAGTTAGTATTTAATGTAGGTATATCAGATATATGTGTTTCAATTAGGTTATCTATTTTCTGTAATGTTTTTTTCATAGTAGTCGTTTTTAAAAAGTCAATTTTATCAAAACAGGCTAATATCAAATTAAAATTTGCTAGATCTGCATCTGAAATAGGTATTGTAGAGGGAACTAATCCGTTTATTGGTGGTACAGCTACGCTTTGCACTGCATTAATTGGTATTTTTACTGCTACTGCTCCTGGTACCATGACTGGTGTATTTGGTGGCGAAGGTAGTAATGCCGCTACTCGTGCCGCTACTGCTTTATCTGATGCTTCTCTATCTATTGCTCCTCTTAGTGATGCTTTTAGTGATGATTTTGGTGGCGAGGGTAGTACTGGTGTATTCGGTGGTGCGGATAGTAATGCCGCTACTCGTGCTGCTTCTGCTGCTGCTGCTTTATCTTTTTCTGCTTTAAGTGCTTCTATCATAGCATTTGTTTCTTTTGCTATTTCATGTTTTCTATAAAAACGTTCTATTACTTTCTGTGCTGTTGCTTCTTTTGCTAATCTTGCTGCTTCTGCTTCTGCTGCTAAAAATTCCTCTGCACTTTGTAGTCCTGCTGCTTCTGCTGCTGCTGCTGCTGCTGCTGCTTCATCGCCTGCTGCTAAAAATTCCTCTGCACTTTGTAGTCCTGCTGCTTCTGCTGCTGCTGCTGCTTCATCGCCTGCTGCTGCTGCTGCTCCTGCTTCTGCTGCTGCTGCTGCTGCTGCTGCTGCTGCTGCTGCTTCATCGCCTGCTGCTGCTGCTGCTCCTGCTTCTGCTGCTGCTGCTGCTGCTGCTGC